CATTCTGCTCTCATTCGTAGCAGCGATAGCAAGGTTCTTGATGTTATTACCGATGACTGGAATCCTCTTCAGAACCTGGAAGCATTCCAGTTCTTCAATGACTTTGTTGGTGCGGGTGATATGGCCATGCACACTGCTGGTTCATTGATGGGTGGCAAGATGGTTTGGGGTCTTGCAAAGATCAACGATTCATTCGAACTCTTTGGTGGTGACAAGGTAGAAGGTTATCTGCTCTTCAGCAATCCTCATATGTATGGCAAGTCGATTGATGTTCGATTTACCCCCATCCGTGTTGTCTGTAACAACACCTTGACACTTGCTCTTGGCAACAAGACATCGAACGTGGTAAAGATCAATCATCGCCGCGAGTTTAACCCTGATATGGTCAAGCAGACTCTTGGTGTTGCTAGTGATAAGTTGGCAAAGTACAAGGAAATGGCAGCATTTCTCGGTACCAAGAAGTACAGCAACGAAAACATCATTGAATACTTCAATCGAATTTTCCCCAAGACCTCTGATCTTAAGAANGCTTCTGTTGAGAAGTCTGGTGTTCCTCAGAGTCGTGCTGCAAATCTTGCTATGGAAGCACTACACGAACAACCTGGTGCTCAGTTTGCTGAGGGTAGCTGGTGGCAAGCATACAATTCGGTGACCTATCTTACCGATCATGTTCTTGGTCGATCTGCCGATACTCGTCTGGCTTCTGCTTGGTATGGCGTTAATCAGAACAAGAAAATTCAGGCTCTCAACCTTGCTGTTGAAATGGCTGAAGCCGCTTGATGATCAGACCCGAGCAAGTCTTTAAACTGCTCAACTTTTTGGAGATTTAGGATGACTGACAACATTCGTTTAGTTCGATACTATAAAAACCGTTTCATGTCTACCACCGATGGTGCCGTGCATCAAAAAGAATATACCGGCCGAACAGAAATACAACGTCTTACTCTAGTCAATAAGAATGTTGATGGTAAGATTCAATCTGTCGAGGAATGGCAAACTTTGCCCATCATTGACATAGAAGGATAATCACCGTGCATAATTATTTTGTAGGAGTTGTATCTTTTCTAGTTGGATATGCAATTGGTATCTTTCTGGAAAAATATTCCACTATCAAGGAATATGATGAGCATTGGAATGAAGGTTGGGATGCAGCAAAGTTGATGTATAATAATACAGAACATGGTAGTATTATTGCTCATTATACTATTGACGAACACTATGAAATTATGGTAGAGCATACTGACGGTAGTATTGCTCGTTATAGAAAGGTTTAAGTGTAATGGAGTCTTATAAAACTTTTGAATTGACACATCATCAAATTGATACTATCGTCTTTAAGACTTTAGAAGAAACCAGGGACAATCTTTTTAGAGACCTAGGCGCAAATAATAATGTTTTTGTTTGGGGTGATCCAGAAGCAGATAACATTGAAATCCAAAAATATCTAGATGCACTAGACCTGGTGATTGACTGGTACAGGATTCCAGAATAATGAATCTTGAACTTGAAGCCTATGAAGGCGAACTAAAAGAACTTCGTATGCTAAAATCCATCATTAGGCATGAAGTCTTGGCCGAGAAAATGGGAGACATATACTTCATCTGTGGCGAAGGTGGCGACAAAGACGATAATCGTTTACCAGAAACAATTCATATCTGTCCTGCATATGGCTGTGACTGGTTTCAGGTCTACAAAAAGACTGATCAAACACATGGTCCGGAGTGGTAAAAATGACTTATTCTTTGAGTAGAACACGCGACGGAGCAGGTGATAGTGGGCCGATGTCTGATATCGCCTGGAAAGATCCTGTGACTGGGAACACACTATGGGAACAAAATGTTGAGCCACGGGTAGGAGTGTGTGTTCGTGTTGGTTCGCCACATGCTAGATCATACTCTTTGCACGATTGGTGGCAAACCACGTATGTCACAGAGATTCTAGAAGAACGAACTGATCCTAAAGATCCAAATTTTCTGTATATCCGTTTCAAGACCGATAACAGCGAATATGAATGGACTCGTTTTTAAAAAATATCGGTTGACATTTTTATAGAATCGTGCGATAAAGAGAATGTAGCAGAGAGATGGAGTGATTCGAAATGCTGAATTTGTCCAACATCAACGATCTGACCAACAGCCATGACGGAGACATCTACTCAGACCTTTATAAGGATGTACACGGTTTTCGCCCTCGTGGCGTTCAATTTGATTCTCTTGAAGATTTTAATGAGTGCTTTGAATCTCTGGTAAATGATCTTAATCTTGCAAACGAGCAAGAAAAGATTGAACAAGAAAAAAACTTCAAAGTGTTTGTTAGTCGTATCGAGAAAATCCAAGAACTGGTTCCGGGTACTTCTATTGTTCATGCTATTGAAATCCTCGCGGATGCAGAAGATGAAACTGATACCATGAAGTTTTACGGTTACGAATCTCTTGAGTATCTGTTTAATCTTAAATTTGGTTCCATCAAAAAGTGGTTGGAGTGTGTCGATGTCGTGTGAATCTTGCACATTCTCTTCTAAAAGGGAACCCGTGAAACTCCTTATTGAAAAATGGCAGGAAGATCATCGTCCCATTCGAAAGGGATTCTGGGCAAACTTTTGGAATCTCAATGACTATAAGGATCCAGAACCATATATTGATATGTGGGACAAAGCAATGGATGCTGCAACAGATAAAGACAATAGAACGCTTATTTATTGTGATCGTTATCCACAACGTAAGTTGACTCCTCGTAGTTATCATTGTGGTGACTATAAGGAGAAACCGCGATGAAAACTCGTAATCCTGTCGCTGGTAACTCTTGGCGTTATAATAAGTCAAATGTTATTGGTGATAAGAAGAAGCAGACAGTCCGTGGTGGAAAGCACAAACTCGTTTTTATATCAGAATCGTATATAAATAACTTATCGAGACAGAAAGCGCCATAGATTAACCAGGTAGATCGCCAGCACTGGAGATATGAGTTCAACTCTCATTGGCGCTTTCTTCTCTATAATATCAGTTGTTTGAAAGCAAACTGAAAGATGTAAAGACGAGGGTTCGAATCCCTCCGCCTACACCATAAGCACCACCGGTTCGATTCCAGGCGGTTAAAGGATGCGCAACATACCATGAGAGGGTTGCTGGTGCTTATGATGTGGGCGACATTGGGAATCGATTTGCATTGGATAGGAATGTCTAGACTGATTCGCTGACCGAGCGGTCAAACTGTAAATGTCAATGACAATTACGAAATGGCAATGGCTGCGTAAGCATTCATAACCGGGGCCAGCCGGAGCCTATCAACAGAATCCGGCATCTTTTCGGTTGACAATGAATTTGTACTCTAGTAAGAAACTGTCACTAGAAGGGATAAATATTATCATGAAGATCACCGAAGTCACTCAGCCCAGCGAACAGGCTCTCTTTGAGGCGATTGATGCCAGCAATGATACTGGCTTCCTTACCGAAGATTTGGTGAAGATTGGTAAGGCACATAATAGGCAGTGGTCTGATCCTGTAGACGCAGACGAAATGATGCGTATTGTGGAATCTTGGACCAAGTAATGGTTAAGTTTCAGTGGTGTAAGCTATATCAGGTTACCTTTACTGAGAAAGCAAGATTGAATCCTGAACTTAATAAGATGTTCAAACCTGGGTCCGAGCGAAAGAGCGCAAGATCCTAACTACCAAGGAAGATCACCACCTTTTACGAGGACCGCTATTATATAGGATTTCCGCGCAACGGATGAAAGGTCGACTATGAGGGAGCATATAGGATGTTCTTAAACGGGTGGTAGTACCCAGCAAACACATGTTCTTTGTACTGATTCCTATCGCGGTACATTGCTCGGCTAAGCCCGATTGTAGATAGTGATACGTGTTGGTTGTCCGTCGATCAACAAAGAGTTCTTAGCGGTATTGCCTTTGCGATGTTAGCGAAAGAATAATGTTTACCGGGTATCCCCGGGGGCATAGGGCGGACCTTTTATGGAGTTCATATTATGAAACTATACTTTAAACCACACGATGAAAATGTCGGATATCATTTTGGTAGTAAGGGCATCAAGATCATTGAGGAAAAATATGGTGCAAAGTACATGGGTTACTGGTGTACCAAACGTCTTGGTGGTAACTGGCACGAAACTCCAGTAGATGTATTCTATCAACCTAATCCAGATATAGACAAAGGACACACACATTACTTTGGTATATACCGTAATGATATGGGAAGGGTAATGATCACCGAAGCATCTTCTGCGTTTTCTGTGCCCATTGTGGGTGCTGTATGTGATGATGGTGAAGTTATTGTATCAAGGTACCGTCATGATTATGTTGTGAAAAAGGGTGCAATGATTGACGGCGGAAGGGATTATACCAAAACAAACTGTTGCAAAATTGTTGATATTGTGATAGAAGGAGATGAGTTCATTATTAGTGAGAACATCTAAATTACTTTTAATGAAATTTGTAATGAAAGATTGATAACATGGAAGAACTTAAGATCAAAACACCTGCCGAGTTTGCTGAAGAAATTGAAGAATTGGTGTGGCAGTATGATATTGATTATATTGATGCTGTTATGCTATACTGTGAACAAAACAATCTAGAAGTTGAGACAGTGGCATCTCTAGTAAAAGGCAATGCCAATCTGAAATCACGAATGCAGAGCGATGCGGAGAATCTAAACTTTCTACCAAAAGTCGCTAGATTACCCGTATAAATACATTGACACCAGACGATACATGGTGTACAACAAGATATACATTATGAATACTGTGGACAATAATCATACATTAACATAAGGAAATATATATGGTAGACTTTGCAAATCTAAAGCGCAATAGCGGTTCAAGCGTCAACAAGTTGAATGAACAACTTAAGAAACTAACCTCAAACGAAAACCAGTCGANCAAAGACGAACGCATNTGGTATCCTGCAACAGATAAGACCGGTAATGGATATGCTGTTATCCGCTTCCTTCCTGCTCCAGGTGAAGANGATGTACCATTTGTTCGTGTATTCGAACATGGTTTCAAGGGACCAAGTGGTACTTGGTATATCGAAAAGTCACTGACCACAATCGGTCAGAACGATCCCGTTATGCAACTAGCGGCCTAATCTAGCGATAGATTTTGCAAAAACTGTTAATTGCTGGAACACCCTTAGAGATAATAGTACCACAAAGAAGTGTTAAACTCGCTAAATTTATAAATACATAAAACACCTTTTAGGAAATATGTATGAAACAAATTTGGCAAAACTGTAAAGAAACATCAAAAAACTTTTCTTCATGTAGAGGTTTTCTAAACAACTTACGAACTTTGAAAATGACATCTAAAGAGTACTACGACAAGCATCATAAGATCGAAAATGAAGATATTTGTTATTGTGGCAACAAAACAAAATACCACGCGTTTTCATATTCAAAATATTGCTCTACAAGTTGTGCTACAAAGTCTGATGAACATAGAAAAGCAGTAAGTAATAGATTTATAAACAATCCCGAGTCCTTGGTTTCATTTGTACAATCAAGGAAAGGAATTGATAATAACATACAAAAAAGAAAAGAAACTATTCGTAACAAATGTTTGGAACTAGACATATCTGAGAGAGATTATTACTCTCAACATACCAAAAAATCTTTTTTGAGTATGTCTCCTGAAGATGTTAGAAAGAGAACACTTAAGCGAATGGAAACAATCGAAGCCACCGGAAACAGAGGCGGAAGATCGGGTTACAAAAAGTATCAATTTTTTGATGACGTTGTTTCTTTACAGGGATATGAACCAATTGTACTGGAATGTCTAATACAAGATTACGGTTTAGGTAAACATGATATAATGATAGGGAAATCTAAAGTTCCTATCATAGAATATGTTGAGGATAGTAAAAATAAATTATACTTTCCTGACTTCTATTTACCAAACCAAAATTTATTGATTGAAGTTAAATCTCAATATACACTTGAAAAAAACTATGATCAGGTTATGTTGAAATGTGAAGCTTCTATCAACCGCGGATATTCCATAATACTTTTGGTATTATCTATACACGAAGCGAGAAATCGCAAGCTTGAAGGTTCTAAAAAACTATTAGATTGGGCAATCAGCAGCCAAGTTCCTAACCCATTTTGGTACGGAAAAGGTTCAACGACTATCCCGACAGGGAGTAGGATCAAGTGATCCGAAATGCAGTTCGTCTCTATTAATAGAGATGGTGATATAGTCTATTCTTTATGGAAACATAAAGCAGCTTATAAGATTATAAGCGGATCTGGAAGTAACGAACCAGATTGAATATATAGTAGCGAATACAATAGCCAACTTTGGAACTCAACCACCGATGATCAGTCGCCCGCTCGTAAGCAGGCTCGTGACCAGAAGCGCAAGTTGAACTACATTTCAAACATCTATATTGTCAAGGATCCTGCAAACCCAGAAAATGAAGGCAAGGTTATGCTCTTCAAGTATGGTAAGAAGATTTTTGATAAGATCAATGAAGCGATGAACCCCGCATTTGCCGATGAAGAAGCAATCAATCCTTTTGACCTTTGGGCTGGTGCTAATTTCAAGATCAAGATTCGTCAAGTTGCTGGTTATCGCAACTACGACTCATCCGAATTTGAAAAGCCGGGTCCTCTATCGAATGATGATGATAAACTTGAAAATATTTGGAAGTCGGAACATTCTCTACAAGAGTTTATTGATCCAAAGAACTTCAAGTCATATGATGACCTAAAGCGTAAGATGAACGTTGTTCTTGGATTGAATGAGATTGCGGCTGCTCGTCGTGAAGTATTCGAAGATCCAATCGAACGTGCTGAAGCGCCTGCTCGGCGCCAATCATCAGCACCAAAGATTGCTGCTAAGGAAGAAGATGTGCCATGGGCAACAGATGATGAAGACGAGGATCTTGCTTACTTCCGTCAACTTGCTGCGTCATAATATTTTACATCGCAACTGGAATAGATGTTTTAGCGTCTTGCATCAGACTAAGTAGACACAATGGAAGCGTGCCAGAGATGGATTATTGGACTAGTCTTGAAAACTAGCGCACTTTAAAAGGTGCCGTGGGTTCGAATCCCACCGCTTCCTCCAGAATAACTAAGAGGGCCCTCTTAGTTATTAATAACTAAGAGGGACCGAAAGGTCCCTCTTTTTTATTGTGATGATGAATCGTCCGGTGTATTTGGTCTACTAGTGAACTTCTCAGCACCAACAAATCCAATACCGGCAATTACGATGTCACGAAATGACTCAAAGATAAACTGTTCAACATGAAGACTAAAGAATGTATTGGCAACACCCAATGTGATCATAAACAACGTTGATATGAATGCCAATACGCGCTTTGATGATGGAAAACCATCAATGTCTTTGAGTACTTCTGCGATCCACGGAAAAAAATGTGATATACATTCAAATATTTTTATCATGATAACTCCTTATGTTCCTGTATGATGTTTATTGCCTTGTGCCGGTTCTTCTGCACCAAAGTATGATTCTATTGATTGCCACCAGCCGACTGAAGTTGCTTTTTTATTGCCCTTAGAACCACCCGATGTTGCAGTTGGAATAGGCGGAATATCTGGCATCTTGCCTGCATATGCATCTTTCAATATTTTCTGTTGCTCTGGGTCAAACGTTCCCCAATGGTTCCTAAGTTTAGGTTGTTTCAACTTGATCGCTGATATATCTATATGCATGTGATCACGTTCAAACCCTATACCGGTGATACCTTCTTTTAGTGCTGCTTTGAGAACTAGCGTTCTACCCGCATTTGATTGTAGAATAGGATTTCTAGAGTAACCTATGTCTAATGCTGTACCAGAATCGTGTCTCGTGTCGGGTCCTACAGCGCGCCTATGATCGTCTCTTGAACCAGTAATAGTGAACTTAGCGCCAACATCTTTTTCTATTCTCTTGAATGCTCCAATGATATCTGGATCAATGCCGTGTAATGTGACAGGATTTGAAGGATCTTTTTTGAGACTAACGCCTTCAATTTCTTGTGCAGTTAATGGTCTTACTTTTGATAAAGGTGTATTAGGCAAATCAGACCTACTGTTACGATTTCCTCTTGGACCATATTCTATCTTACCTGAGCGACTTATTTTTGTTGTTTCTTCATTTTTAGACACAGACACGGTAGGACCAGATTCGTTCCCTTCAGTATAGTCTATCTGTTCACCTGCTCCCATAGGAACTGGCGAAGCGTCTAGTCTTTTAATGTCAGATTCTTTTTGTTGTGAAACTGGTATAGGAGTAGGATTCTTTTGTTTCGATTGTCCGACGTTGCTTGATATATTTGAAGCAGTTTCTTTTACCTTGCGTTCTTCATCTTTTATTTTATCTTCAACTGTGTAAGTCTTACTCTTATCATCTTGATCTACAGTTGATGTCTGTTCATACCGCGACATCTCTGATGTTTTTGTTTGTGTTCTATCACTTACTCCTACACCAACAATAGACATCACAGTACCATATACATTATCCATAACTATCGATAGTGTAGTATTTACCGAAACGAACATCTTATTTAACATTTTGAAAATGTTTTCAGCGAAACCAGCAATCAACGCAGATGCGGCAATAACTATGCCTGCGATCATGCCTCCCATGTCAATATCATTATTTTGTTCTTTGGTTACTGTAAGTTCTTCTGGATTTGTTTCTATTTTTGGTTGCAACTTAACAGCATCTATTTTCTTTGCTATAGAAAATATTCCAACAGCAGACAGAATAGCAACACTCAAATTATGTGTAAGCGAGGCAATGCGGTTCTCTTCAGTGAGAACTTTAGTTACAACCTCTACTTCTTCTTTGGGTTTTTTTGATTTAGACCAAAAGGAGTTTATGTTTATATTTGGTATCATTATCCCATACCGACGCCCATTGCGGGTTCATTTGCATTGAAAAATACAGACACACGATCTTCATATGATGTTGAGGCAAATGGAGAAGGAATACCATATTGCTGCGATTGGTTCAACTTAACACCTTTCATAGGCATTGTATTTCTCATTGATCCCGAACTCGATTCCATAGATGTAGAAGAATATGCTGGCGACGATCCTTTTTCAGATTTATTCGGCCGAACATTTCTGTCTGTTCCTTCATCATGTACGATAGAAGACTTTGCATTTTCAAATGACATACCAGAAGCATCTGGGTGCTTTCTAAAGAAGTTCCATGTGTTCTGTAGATTGTGTTTCTTTTGATTGTATTCGTATAACCATTTGGCGGCTTTATCTTGTGTGGACTTATCAAAAATATCATTAGGAGAAATGACGCCATTGTTCATAATAGTTTGTAGTGTTATACTGTTTATAGAATATGCACCTAATCCACTATCAGCAGCACCACCCGGTAACTTACCTCTAGAGTTGGGTATTAAAACATTTCTCTGGAAATCATATACTTCTGATACTTTTAGTTGAGTTAACTTCTTACCTGGAAACTTATCTTGGACTTTACCAAACTTTCCATATCCTAATACAACATCATATGACGAATCAGATATTTCTGTCTGTCCACCTCCGACTGTATCTTTTCTGTCTCCAGAAGTGGCAGGATTGAATCCTCCAGCAGTTGCAATGTTACTAACATTTACTGGTGTTGTGCCTGTGATTAGACCGGCAGCCTTTTTTGTTTGTTCCCATGCATCTTGAGCCATATCAGACAATACATCACTCGTCGTCTTTTCTCCAGTGATGATCTGCCAAATCTTCATTGCAAGATACTCACCTACACTAGCACCACCAAATCCTCCGATAAGCCCGCCTACCACGCTGCCTACTGCGGCACCAACTATATTGCCCACACCTGGTATGACACTGCCCAAAGCACCAAATAAAGCACCGCCTGCGGCTGCGCCTCCAATGGCACCCAACTCTGCTCCAATAAATGCACCCAATGCTCTTACGAAAGCCTTTTCGACTTCATTCCATGATCCTACACCAATACCCAATTTAAGCAAAGCAATCAATGGATCCAAGAACATTAGAAACTTGGCATACTTTGCTATTGTCTGAAGTAATCCTTTAAGGGGGACAAGATAACTGAGTGCCTTTGCCGCTTTACTCGACAATTTCATTGCACCACGGCCAACACCTTTGGAAAGCATTTTGCCTAATGAGTCTGCTTCTCTGGTAACAACCTCATCTTCTGCCATTGCGATTGGTTTACCAGATTCATAAGTTTTTTTATCCGGAAACATATTCTTGAAAGCTTCGTTGTATTTTTTAGGATCTTTCGATACTACTTCACTCATCAAGAATCTTCGTGCATACTTAAGTGATTGTTTTGTACCTTTCCCAAACTCACCTCGACTTTGTTTATAGATTACGTCAAAAAGACCACGAAGATGATTCTCTTCTTCACCAACTTGTGATATCTTAGTTACACTACCTTCAAAGGGTTGCAACTTTGTTAACAATGAACTTCCTGTTCTAGAAGCCCATTGAGACAAACTTTCTAAAGACCGGGTTAAAGTTTTAGATGCAACTAGCAATCCAGCAGCTAATCTTTGTGTACCATCCCATGTCCATTTTGCGAACTTGTTATACCAATTAAGTAGTGTAGGCATCAAAGCAACGGTTAGAAACGGAAGAATGGATCCACCAGCCTTATCATTTATCCCCTTGGCTTTAGATAACCATGGATAAGAATTTTTAGTAGAATACTTTAGAGTTTCTTCTTGGCTCGATATCTCCTGATCTGATATGCGGTCACGTTCCAATGCGAGATGATCGTTCAAAACTTTCTTGATACCAAGCATATGGTTGTCAAGTCTAGACAACTTGTTATCAATAAGAGTAAGCCTAGAAACAATCAACGCCATAGTGTTGCGTTGCATCGCTTGTTCGACATCGCGAG